GCTATGGAGAACAGATTTTTAGGAAACCCAATTTTTGAGCATTTTGACAAGTCCCTTTATAACGAGATGGTCAAGATGGTAGATGAATTATTAGAATCTAATGGAATATGAGTGCGGCAGACGAATACATTAAGAAGTATGGTCAAAGGGCTTACGAATTAGTTGGCCCACACCGTTTTGATTACAGATTATTAGCTAAGTCCGTTAAACTAGGTAAGCCGCTCGTGGTTGTCGAAAGACCTGGACTATATGACGGGGACTATTGGGCGTTACGATCAAGAGAGCAGTTCGCCAAGACCTACGGCTTTTACCCAAAGGGGCAAGAACCCACGGAATTATCTTAGACCCTATGTTTAAACCAACTCAGGAAATCATTGACAAGGCCCAAGGGGTTTTGGATTATGTCGCTGAAAATGGTTGGGGGACGTGTGGGACGGACGTAGGGAAGCAAAGAGCAAACGACCTAGCCAAGGGCCGTGAACTTTCCCTAGATGTCGTGAAGAGAGTTTATAGCTACCTAGCTAGGGCTTCGGAGTATTATGATGGGGGAAGTTATGAGAAGTGCGGAAACCTAATGTATGACGCTTGGGGAGGCAAACCAGCCTACTATTGGTCTAAAAAGATTGTGCAAGAAAACAAGAGTATGGATAAAGTATACACCACGAAGAACACGAGCCTAGAGTTAAAGGACGTGGACACGGAAAAGGGGACGGTAGCTGGCTACTTCTCAGCTTTTGACAATGTCGATAGCCAAGGGGACATAATGCGAAGAGGCTCTTACGCTAAGAGTATTCAGGAGAACGGGCCAATGGGTAAAGGTAGAATTGGGCACTTGTATATGCACGACCCTTTAAATCCAATTGGGAAGATCACGGAACTGAAAGAAGATGACTTCGGGCTTTACTTTGAGTCTAAGATGTCTAAGCGGCCTTTCGCTCAAGATGTTTTGACGATGTACCAAGAGGGTATAATTAAGGAGCATTCAGTTGGTTTCGTTCCGCTCGTGTTCTCCGAGAGAAGGGAAGAAGGCAAGTTAAAGGGCTACGAGATAACAGAAACCAAACTAAGGGAAGGTTCTAGCGTGGTCTTTGGTGCTAACGAGAATACTCCCTTTGTTGGAATGAAGAGCCTTGAAGAGATAGAGGGCAGAATGGAGGTATTGGAAAGCTTCATTAAAGGGGCTAATGTGACTGATACTACATTTGTTACCATTGAGAACGAACTTTCGCAGTTGAAAGCGTTGATTAATACACTCGTGACTAAAGAGCCGTCTAAAGACACTCCGAATAACGAGCCGTTGAACGTCTTAGAATTGTGGAACTCAATTAATGTTTAATAATTCCTAAAAAGAAAATGGAAGAGATCAAAACACAGTTGGAGGCCATCAAGAAAGACCTTGACGGTGCTATCAACGCTGGTGCAGAAGCATCAAAAGAATACACTCAGGAAAAGCTGAACGCTTTCAACGAGGTACTGGAGAAGTCTAACGCTTCTATCGCTAACCTGGAGGCTCGTGTAAACGAACTCAAAGGCAACGGAATGGAGGACAAGGACGCGGTAGCTAAGACTACTCAAGAGGCTCTTATGAACGCTATGGACTCTGACGGGTTCAAGTCTTTCGTAAAGGGTGAGTCTAGCCGTTTCAACATCGAAGACCTGAAGGTTAAGGCCGTTGGTGATATGCCTACTGCTGACACTACTACTCAGATCGTTGACAACGCTTATCTGCCTATCCTTCCTGAAGTTGAGCGCAAGTTTCGCGTAAGAAATGCACTCCGTCAAGGTTCTATGAGCGGTGACGCGGTTCAGTTCCCCGATGTTAGCGGTGGAGAGGGTGCGCCTACTGCCGTTGCAGAGGGTGCGGTTAAGCCTCAAATGGACAAGGACTTTAGCTTGGTTACTTACAACGCTCAGACCATCGCTGGTTATATGCGTCTGTCTAACCAAATGCTTTCTGACTTCCAAGGAATCACTTCCTACCTGGCTTACGAACTCCCACGTCAGATTTACAACGTTGAGGACACTCAGTTGTTGACTGGTAACGGAACGGCTCCTAACCTCTATGGTTTGAGCAATGGTGCTAAGAGTGACGCTGAGTTGGTTGGTAGTTCTTTTGAGAACGCTATCGCTAACGGTCTTTCGACTAAGTTCGATTGTATCCTTGCTGGTATCGGAATCCTGAAGGCTAGCGACTACGCTCCCGATGCGATCCTTATGAATCCACAAGATGTAGTTCAGTTGGCTTACGCTCGTGACACTCAGGGACAATATACTGCTCCCGTCATCTTCGTAGATAACACGCCTACTATCTTCGGTCTTCCAATTCAGGAGTCTTCAGCGGTAACGGCTGGATCATTCTTCGTAATGGATTCTCAGAACGTAGGGCAGTTGTTCCAGCGTGAGGGCATCTCCGTAAGGTTCTTTGAGCAAGATGGTGATAACGTAACTTACAACCAAACTACGGTTCGGGGTGAGATGCGTGAGGCCTTCGCTAAGTTCCATTCGGACGCTTGCTTTACCGACACGTTCGCTAACGTCACTACCGTAATTGAAGCTGCTGCTTAATTCGTGTGACTTATCTTCTAGGGGGCTTCGGCCCCCTTTTTTGTGGTTTAGAAATTTTGTTTATCTTAGCTGCATAGGTTTTTAGGTTTTGACTCAGGGGGCTTCGGCCCCTTTTTTTATAGGTCTTACGCTCGTGGTCGTATTTTAGAGGTATGAGAACACGCACTAAGATAACCAGCACTTCAGCCCAAACGGGGGTAACATCAGCAGAGTTAAAGCTATTCGCTAGAATCCCCGACATAGCTGGGGAAACCAACCTACTATCTGCCCTATTGTCTTCCGCTCGTGAATACGTTATGCGCTACACGGGTTACGCCTTCGACCAGGTCATTGGTGTTAAGGTAGTAGTAACAGACTTCACAGAGGAGATCAACAACGCCAAGCTTCACCTTCAACTGCCTATTGCCCTAATGGATGGCTCTTACTCTAGTGTAGTTGTTACGGGCTACGATGAGAATGGAGATAGCACAACGCTAACGAGTAGAACTAGGGGAGATGATACGCTCGTGGTCAGTTCTGTAGATACAGGATACGAAGAGATAGAAGTAACCTACACGGCAACACCCTCAATTTTACCCGATGCTATCCAACAAGCTATCTTGTTAATTGCCTCAGAACTCTATGACGAAAGGAAGGTAACCATTAAGGGAACGATCACTTCAGAAACTGAATTCACGGTTAAAAACCTTTTGTCGGGGTACAGGAGATTTACCTCTTTTTATGCTTAACTTTAAATAGGTAAGGATGAGAGAGTTAATAATTCTTTATACGGAAACCAACACCACGGACGAGATAGGGGGCTTCACAACCGCTTTAACGCAGTTAAGAGAGCAGTACGCAGACGTTCAAGTTGAATCAACGGGGTACACCCAACAGAACCCAAACGCGTCTAGAAACGCTTCTATTGTCGTTACAATGCGTGACGCTACTGACTATTCTTCTGAGGAGGTAACCACAACGGGGAGCGAGTCCATTAAGGCTATTAGTTGGAGGGGCACAACGTACCGAGTGGAAAGCTTCCCCACACCTGATCTAACTGGAATGGTCACCTTTACCGCTACTAGTGTTTAGGGTTGAGGTAGAAGATAAGGAACTGCTAGCGAAGGTCAGGAAGGCCAAGCAAGAAGTTTATAGGAAGGTTATGGGTGAACTACTCATCGGGGCCAAGGAGATACAGAGCGAGGCTAGGGAGATTGTCCCCGTAAAAGATGGCCACCTTCAGGACTCAATCGTAACCGACCCCGTAGAAGACGGCTTCAAGGTTGGTACTAATTCCGATTATCGCAATTACATAGAGTTCGGCAAGCCAACGGGAACGGGGCCAAATGGAGGGCCAAGACCTTACCTAAGACCAGCATTCCATAACAACAAGGAGAACATAAGGAAGAGGGTAATAGCACTAATAAGAAAGCTACTATGAAGATTGAAGAATTCATTTGGACGAATAGGGCATTTATAGAGTACGGCAAGCTTAGAGGCTTAGAAACCTTTGAGCAGACAATGGCTGACCTATTTGAGATAGTAGCACTATTCACGGGCCATCGGGAGAACGGTGATCAACTCAAACTAGAGGACTGGGAGCGTATCGCTTCCTTTATGTACTCTAGCCACCTAGCTTACAAGAAGTCCATTAAGAAGCCGCTAGAGGTCACAGAAGATGATTTCTTGGAAACCGCTAAGACCAACCCCGAACTAATGGGCAACGCCCTTAAAGAGTTCTTAGAGTCACTCCCCAAGGTTGAGAACAAGGAAGGGGGAAAGGAGGTAGCGGACTAACCTTCGACAAGGCAGAGGCCCTTTGGTGTGGTGACCTGGCTTTGCCGTTAGAACGCTTTTACAATACCACATTCAAGGAGTTCATCTATCGGCTAGAGGGGGTGAATAGGCGTATGGCTAGGGAAGATGATCGTTGGCGGAATATGATGGCTGCTCTTATTAACCCACACGTCAAGAAGCCCGTCAAGGCCAAGGACATTCTAGAGATTCCTCTTATTGACGGTGACCCCAAGAAACCAGCTATTTCCTTTGAGGAACAAGCTAAGGTCTTAGAAGCGTGGAATAAGGGGCAAGAGTCCTAAAACTACTTTTGTAGCATGACCGTAGAAGAACTAAACGTAAAGGTAACCGCTGACATCTCCGACCTGAAGAGGGACTTAGGGAGAATGGAGAAGGCCGTTAAGGGAAGTGCGAAGAAGTCGGAAACGGCTATGAGCGCTGGAATGAAAAAGATCGGGGGAGCGATTGCAGCGGCTTTCTCAGTTCAGGCAATAATTGGTTTCTCTAGGGCAGTCATTGAAGTAAGGTCTGAGTTTGAGAAGTTCGAGGCGGTTCTTACTAATACCCTCGGTTCTAGTGGTGCGGCTAAACTAGCCTTGTTGGACATTAAAGAGATGGCTGCTAGAACGCCCTTTAGTGTCGCTGAGTTGTCGGGTGCTTTCGTTAAGCTTACTAACTACGGCCTCCAGCCATCTATGGAAGCAATGCGCCAATATGGTGACCTAGCTAGTTCCGTAGGTAAAGGTTTTGATCAGTTAGCCGAAGCGGTAGCAGACGCAACAACGGGGGAATTCGAAAGACTCAAGGAGTTCGGGATTAAAGCCTCTAAGCAAGGGGACAAGGTTACATTCACCTTTAAGGAGCAAGCCACAACCGTAGACTTCACGACTAAGGCTATTGAGAACTACGTTAAGGGTCTAGGGGATATGAGGGGGGTTAGCGGCTCTATGGCTGCAATCTCTGAAACCCTAGGGGGTAAGGTGTCTAACCTCGGAGATAAGTGGGATAGCCTTCTTAACACCGTTGGGAATACAGACGTTTGGGGGGATGCTATTGAGGCAATGGGTGAAGCGTTGTCTAGGACTGAAAAGCTATTCAAGGTAGCTAACGACCTATCTAAGGGAAGGGGTATATACGGAACCTTTGACGCTTATAGGGAGGCTTATATGTTGGCCCTTTATGACTTGGTTGGTGTTGATTGGCTAGACGAGTCAGTTAAGAAGATAGACGAAGCATCTAAGAAGGCGGCAGAGTCACTAGCTAGGGCGCAACGTATGGCTAACGAGAGAAGGGGGGCTGGTCTTCCAGGTGTCGGGCCATTGCCCCAAGGTGCTCAAACCCCTTTCGTATTCGGCCCCACGGGGTTACCATTTGAGAAGGTTCGGAAGTCCTCTGACGAACTAGCCAAGGAACTAGCCAAAGCAACGGAAGAAGCCTCTAAGCTGAGAAGGGCTAGAATGGAGGAGTTGGGACTTCAAAGGAGTATGCAACAAGCCACCCAATTAGGCCAAAGGCAGATGGGTACTTTTAACCTACGTCTTCGGAGGCAAATGGACACGGGTGGGTTTGTTCGCCCTACCATTACGGGGCCTGAGATTCAATATGAAGACACTTCTAACCTTGTCCTATCACAACTCCAAGAACGGACGTTTGAGGCAGACGAGGCAATGTTCGACTTCGGTAGTTCGGCTGGTATACTTTCCCAAAGCTTGGTAGCAGCGGCAGAAAATACCGAGAACGCTTCAGACATCTTCGCTAATGCTCTTGGGTCTATAGTTAGTGAACTCCTGACACAAGCGTTAGCAACTAGGTTAGGTTCGTTCGCTGGGCCATTAGGCGGCTTAGTGGGAGGCTTCTTGTCTTTAGGTATTAAGGGCCGTGACTTGGAAACATCTAGAGCAAGAACTAGAAATTCTGTAACTCGTTACAACTAATGGCGTTAATCTCAGACGTAAGAATTAGGGCAAAGGCCAAGTTCACTTCCACCGTTACAGACGCAGAATTCGAAATTCATATAATTGATGACGAATACGACAACACCACGGACGGTGACCCCTTAGAACTAACCCTAGACCGTGACGGGTTCACCCTAGAGCAAGGCGAAGGTGATCAACTCAAGCATATAATGGGAGGCTCATTCTCAATGGGCATAATGGTAGAAAACTCCTCAGTTGAAACCTTGGCCTCTGACGTTATGGAACTCCAAGAAGATAGGTTCGGGGTTCGCTTGTACGAAGACGAGGACTTAATGTGGTTCGGTATGGTATACCAAGACGGGGTTAACGTGGACTTACAACACCAGCCCTATGTCTTTAGAGTAACCGCATTCGATGGGTTGGGTAAGCTTAAAGAGATATCTTCAGGCGCACCGTGGCCCACGGGAGATGACCCTAGAAACTTCTCTTCTGTTCTCGTTAAGATGCTTAGAGAGGTAGACCCACTAGACCTAAGTAATGGGACAGACTTCCTAGTTAGTGCGGTAGACCTTCGCTCAGATGGTCACGGGGCTTATAACACTCAGTTCGACACTCTAGCAGAAACCACCATTAACAATTATAACCCTTTGTTCTATAAGGTGTGGGACGGTAAGGGCGTTGAGTTCGATGGGCGCAACTGGTACGATATAGTTACTAGAATTATGTTCGCCTTCAACTCACAAATAAGGTTGATCAATGGTAGTTATGAGGTTGTCCCGTTCACTAAGATGCTTGTTTCGACATCAACACAAGTACGGGAGTTTGACCGAGATTATTACGAAACGGATAGTAGTACTAGCAACCCTAGAACCTTTACGGGGGTTTCCTATTCAACTAGGATATTCAACACGGGGTTTACTAACGACAAGCTACAAGGCTTAACCGTTGGCTTCGAACAAGCCGCTGACCGAGTGACCCTAAAAGAAGACTTTGGGCAAGAGATTCTTAACGAGCCTTTGTACTTGGCTAATAATGCCGCTTCAGGAACCTTCACCACGAGCGATAGCGGAAATATAACCTTGTCCGTTGTACCTGGAGTATTCCCAGCCGAAAACCAACTAAGCACTACAAAAGAATGCTGGCTAGAACTTCGCCTTTATGTGACAACGGTTTACAACTCTCAAACGTACTATTGGGGGCCATATAGGGACACTAGTTCGGGACACAACTTCGGTAGGGTTGACAACCTAAATAATGCTTGGGACACTACTGAGCGGTGGAACACCGTGGCGGCTACTAACTTCTTTGACACCCTAAAGAGTGGTTCGACTGGTCACGTTTATCCCGACTTCTCAACCTTTGGGCCTTTCGGTCAGCTTACGGCTAATGAATTGGTCATAGCTAGCGTGAATGCCCTGAGTCCAAATAGGGAAGACCTACACGTTTTGATCAATACCACTAACGGCCTTAGAGGTGGTAACGGGCTAGGCGTGTTCGGTGTTAAGCATCCTTCGGGTAGCCAAGGCTCAATAACGGTTCAGGTTCAGCTAGTGGCCCTAGATAAAAACCCCAACACAATAACATCTGACGTTGACACGGACACCATAACGCTAACCTCTTCACAGATTCAAGCCGCTGGACTTAGGAACCTGACCCAAGGGGCCACCGTTTACGCCATAGATGATCCACTAGTGGACACCTTCACGCACTCCCTAGGAACGGGACAGAATGGCCTTAGTGTTCTCGTTAAGGATATTGGAAGCTTGCACATTAATGACGCTATCGGGGGCGTTCCCACGGAAGCAAGGGCTTGGGATGGTACGGATTGGGATAATGAAACTTCTAACTGGACAGACGGAACGGGAACGGCAGACACGCCCTTGGTTACTTACCTTCTCAGGAAACACGCTCAGATTTATCAAAAGCCCGTTAAAAGGCCCGATATGACCTTTATTAGTGATGTGAACCTATATGGTCGAACTATTACGGGGGCTGGTTTCCCTTTGGGGTCGGCTGGTGAAGTCCAATACATTGTCTTAAACTCTAGGTTTATGGCTAGAGATAATATAATGGAACAGACTTGGCTTGAGTACGATTCTAACGAAGTAACGGGAGTACCAGTAACCGAGTTGCCCAATAGGCCAAACGTGTCACCGTACAACCTTAATAATGGAGCGTCAGACTCTCCAGGTGCTAGAGATTCAGAAGACCCAGGTTTATTACCCGAAGTAGAATGACAATAACAAAACCCAACCCCGACACAATTAAGGTTCTAGCGATCATTAGCCTTATTTGTCTAGTAGCCTTAACGTCTTGTTCTGCAAGCTTCCACCTAAGAAGAGCAATACAGAAAGACCCTACGATTATCCAACCCGAAATAGTGCAAGTGGTGGACACGGTTATTATTACGCCCTTAGAACGCACAGAAACGACTTTCGTGGCTCTCCCTATAGATACCATTACAATCGAGAAAGAACGCCTTAGAATTAAGATTAGACGCATTCACGACACTTTGAGGGTTGAGGGTGAGTGTAGGTCAGACACCATAACGATAACAGAAACGATTGAACTCCCCCCAGTTATTAAGTACGAAGATCGTCCTTGGTGGTCTAAGTGGCTAATGTGGGGGCTTGCTGGTCTATTCGGTATTAAGGTCGTGAATATGGCTATTGACAGACTCTTAGGGGGCAGAGGGTAGGTCTTACTTTAGCGGTATGAATCTGAACCACTTCTACCATTATTATAAGTCTAAGAGCGGTGGCGGCGTTTCTAACCTTTTGCTGGGCTCTGAGGAATTAGGCAGCACGGGCGTAGGGCGATGGAATCAGGACTTGATGAACGCCGTAAACTCTGACCAGGTAAACAACCCAGAGGGAACAGAACAGACGGCTGACCAGTTGGATTTTCAAGCGTCTAAGAGCGCAAAGATTAGGCAAGATGTTACACTTGTAGCAGGCACAGAATACACCTTTAGTGTATGGGCAAGGGCAGCAAGTGGAACGCAACCTTTTAGGCTTCGCTATTATGACAATGTCGGAGGTAGTGGGGGTGCTTCAGCGTTCACAGCTTCGGCTACTTGGAGCCCAACGACTGGACGTTATTCTTTCACCTTCACGGCTGCAAATAGCGGCACGTTTACTATGATGATTCAGAACGCAGCGGACGGCGCTACACGAAGAATATACTTCTGGGGTGCTATGCTAAACGTAGGAGCAACGGCGGCGGATTATATAAAGACAACTTTCACTGGCCCAAGTTCACCAGCTACGCCGCTAATGGAATTCGGGGACAACTTCGCAGGCGTTACGGCTTACTACTCTCTTAGACGATTTACGATAGGTGAGGACACCAACGCCATACGGGTGAGAAGGTCAAGCGATGACACCGAGCAAGACATTGGCTTCGATGCGAACGGGGACTTAGATAGTACGGCTCTTCTTGCTTTTGTGGGTCAAGAAAACCGATTTAAGCATAGTGACCCTGCTTCAGGAGATTACGCAACCCTTTTGAATGGCAGTACATCTACTAATGATTGGGGACTTTCTTCGCCCTCTTTTACTAATAAAACGATATTAGATAGAGATTTAGGCAACGCTTTAGCTTACCCTCCCTTTGATTTGGTTGAAACGGGCGAAACATACACAATGTCTGCTTATGTCAAGATACTGGATGGAAATTCAGCCACATTTGGAAGCAGTTCAGGGCAGCAGGGATATTTTAATTTAAGAGGAACGGCAGCAGGTAGTCCATCTGACTACACCGTTACAAATGTAACGGGCGATATTTATCGCATATCTGCGACTCTTGTAGCAGGTTCAAGTTCGGGTTCAGGCTTTTTGCGATGGTCAAACGCTAATGCAGGAGAGATTGAGATAACGGGCTTTCAAATAGTAGAAGGCTCAACTCTAACTGACTATGTAGAAACAAATGCAGATATATCGGGCTTTGGCTATGTCACAACGTGGTACGACCAATCAGGCAACGGCAACGATGCGACCAACTCCACCGAATCCGAGCAGCCACTTGTAGTGAGTGGGGGGACATTGGTAGAGGAGAACAGCAAGGCGGCGGTTGAGTTTGATGGTGTGGATGATTATTTGGTTGCTAACCAGCTGGATTTCGATAATGAATTTATAGTTAGCACAACAAAAGCAGGAGGTTTTGGAAGAATGTTAAATGCACGATACAATGGTGATAATGTAGTTATGATTGTTAATGGAAGATATAGGCGTAATACTAACGATTTATCTTTTAACGGGCCGTTATTTGATATAAAATTAAACCAGCAAACCTTGCTATCAGGCTTAAATCAAACTACATTATACCAAGATGGGACATTGATAACTGCTTTAGATAACACAGCAACGACATACGGAAACACAGATGGTATATTTATAGGAATAGAAGCCGATTTAACCAGCGAATGGCAAGGGGCTTTCCAAGAACTAATACTATTCGACTCCGACCAAAGCAGCAACCGCACGGGCATTGAAACGAACATCAACGACCACTTTGACATCTATCCATAATGTGGTACATAGGAACACGCGAAGAGGTTGAAGCCTACAACGAAAAGGTAAACGAGGCGAAGGCGTACAAGGGGAGCATCACTTCCAACTGGGCGAACCCACGGCAACACCCTGACGGGAGCAAGTGGGCAATTCTTGCACATAGCACCGAGCCCGATGAAGAGAGCGGCCTAAAATTAGTTGAAGAACTAAACGAAGACTGGAATAGTGAGATACTTTAAGCTAGAAGAATTCGATAGCCCTGACAAACCTGGTAGCGGTGAGTTGATGTCCAAGATGCTTCTTGAGATGCTAGACGAACTCAGGGGTAATTGTGGGTTTCCGCTCAAGATCAATTCGGGGGTAAGAACAGAAGAGAGAAATAAGGCGGTTGGCGGTTCACCTAACTCAAGCCACCTAAAGGGCCTAGCCGTGGACATTCATTGTACTGAGTCCGCTAAGAGATTCACAATTTTAGACGAAGCTTTAAGGCTGGGCTTTGACAGAATAGGAGTAGCCAAGACCTTCATTCATTTGGACATTGACCTAGATAAATCACCTGACGTAATTTGGATGTACTGATGAGTTTAAGTGAACTTGGAATAAATATAGGTTTGATGATTGGGGGATTCTTTGGGTCGCTTATAACCGTCAAAAAGAAGAGATGTGTAAAGGAGCAACTTCTTGCCGTGGTCACGGGAACTATGGCCGCTAACTACCTTTCTCCCGTCCTTATTGAGTGGTTCAACCTAACGGGTTCCTCTCAGTACGGTACGGCCTTTATCGTAGGGTTTGGAGGCTTGAAAGTAGTAGAAGCGTTCTACGACAAATTCTTTAATAAGATAGGATGAACAAGCTACTTTGGGAAGGTCTTCAGTTTGCTATAATTGCGCTCCTTGCTTTCTCTTTATTTGCGTGGATCGAAGTAAAGTTCTTCCTACCCACCTTAGAAAAGGACATAGTGGAACATCTACCCCACGACACCGTTTATATTGTCAGCGATAGCGTAAGGGTAGATTCTATCCCACACTAAGACCCACAAGCTTCGCAGTCATCATCGTCCAGGTTGCAAGTTGTTTCCTCGTCCTCGTCTAGACTCTTTACAAAGTCATCCATACTAACGGGCTCGTCCTTAATTATCTTAACAACCTTTGGGTCTAACGGTACTTCTTGGCCCGTTGTTAAATCTACTTGTTTAGCCATTTGATTTGTTTAAGCGTTCAACTTTCTTCTCTATGAAACCCCTTTCAAGGTAGTACTTAATAAGCTTCGAATCTATGCTGGTCACTCGTTGGCCCTTCTGAATTACCCTCCCTCTTTGACGGAAGTCCTTTAAAGCGTAGTAAGCAGTTCTTACCCCACTAGGCACAACCAAACCACTTCACGAGCGTAACAACTAGAATAACAAAGCCAGCACTAAGAACCATCATTAACACGGCTAACCAAGTGATCATAACAAAAGCCTTGCTTCTGCTAATTACCTTCTTTCCTAGTTTGCTCTCTGTGAAGCATTTACGCATTTCAGTAGGGCCGCAATCGCACCCCTTTGCTAATAATTCGCACTTAGTTTCCATAGATGTTACCTTTTATGATTATTTTATTTTCGAAGGCCCAGCCGTCATTAACCTCCAGCATACCAAAGCCGTGAACCCAAACAAGCTTAGCCTTACCGTAATAGTCCGCGTTCAAGTTACACAAACATCCCATAGTAGCACACATAATGTCCTGACCTAGGCCGTTCTTAATATTGTAACTCTCCGAGCGGTGAAGGTGTCCTTGTATGGCTGACGTTTTCAGTTCTTGGGCCATCTTCCTAGAAGGGTTAACCCCACCTATTCCGTACTCGTGACCGTGAAGAACTAGAAGCCCGTTAGCGTCTATTATTGTTTGGTCGTGCAAGACTTCTATCCCGTATTCTTTGGTTTTGAAAAACTGCTCAATACCCATATTCATTCCAAAGTTCATAGAAAGCAAACCAGCGATGTAAGGAGCGTTCTTATTCAAGTCCCTGAATAGCCTATTCTCGTGGTTCCCCAACTTCCAAACGATCTTAACCCTAGGGAATTCTTCTCTTAGACCCTGAAAGAACTCTTGTGCTATTTCTATTTCACCTATCAGGTCGACACCGTCCCACTTCTTAGCGTGGCTAGAAATACTATAAAAGTCGCACAAGTCCCCATTCAAAAGAATACCATCAACGTCCCTTTCTTTGGCGTACATTAAAGCCGTTTTAAGGGCCTTTTCATCGTGATAGGGAAAGTGAATGTCGTTAAGTATTATCCAAGTACCTTCAGGAAGATTAAACGTCTTAGAACCCTTCTTTAACGCTTTAGGTATTAACGCCTCAATTCCACGCTCTACCCTCTTTCTGTTCTCCTTTGTGATCTTATTACAAGGAAGAATGCTGGTCACTTGCCGCCTAACGCTATTTATTTGCTCATCTGTCTGCTCAAACACTTCGGGGAAGGCTCTTACAACCATTCTAGCAATAGTGCGTTTAGGTTCATTGTGAAGCTGGTTCTCTTCGATGTATTGGGTAATTAACTGCTTTTTAGTCATTGAGAAGGCGCATTATAACCTCAGGGTCGTGGTTCATCAACTTCGTTAGAATCCTTTGCTCTTGTTCCTTGGCCTCGTCATAGGCTTCCTTTGTATCGGTACAACCTAGATTAGCAAAGATAATAGCACACTGGTGCAATGCTTCGTCAATTAACTCCTTAACCTTGGGGTCAGTGTAATAAGGACTCTTCATATTCTTGAATTGCTTTAAAAATTTGGTGTGCCACTTGGGGTACTATTGCGTTCCCGTAGGCTTTGATTGATTCGTTTCGCCACTTAGGAAAGGTAATATTGTCCAATCTGTTGGAAAGCCCATCATCTCCGCTACAAATGGGGGATTCAGTTGGGAAGTTGTCCCAGTTTGGGAGCGTATCACCTTTGTGACCGAGTTCTGATTTTCCTTGCCCGTGATCTTGTCCGCTTCTTGAGCCATCGGTGTCGGGAGCATTCCCTTTCTCGCCATAGTTGTTAAGCCCATCTGCAAGTTTATTCCCTCCTTCGCCTTGCGCTCCGCTCTTTTGTCCCAAGTTTCTGGGTGACTCCGATCGATCATTGAACTGGGAGTCGGGAGCATTCCGTTTCTCGCCATTTGTTTCAGCGGCATCTGTAGATTTACACCCTTCTCTGCCCACCTGGCTTTGGTCTTCTCGAATGTTTCGGGTGTCCTCGCTGATATATAATCCACCTTGTTCGGAGTTGGTAGAATAGGCGCAGAACCAAACTCTGTCCCTTCGGTGGGGAGCGTTGACGCTTGCAGCTGGAAGTATAAACGGTTGGACTTCGTACCCTTCAACCTCCAAGTCAGCTTGCACCTCTTCGAATACCAGCCCCCCATTCCAATTAGTAAGGCCGAGAACATTTTCGCCCACGACCCAACGTGGCTGAATTTCTCTAATTGCTCTAAGCATTTCGGGCCACAAGTGGCGTTCGTCCTCTTTTCCAAGTCGCTTTCCAGCACTTGAGTAGGGTTGACAAGGGAAGCCGCCTGACAAGACTGAAATTCTTCCTCTGTGAACATTGAAATCTGTCTTCGTGATGTCTGCATAAGATAAAGCTTTAGGAAAGTGGTGTTTAAGAACTCTCTGCCCGAACTCGTTCCATTCACAATGAAACACGTTTTCCCACCCCATCCATTCAGCCGCCAGGTCAAAGCCTCCAATTCCACTAAATAAGCTACCGTGTTTCATCTAGTATTAATAGGATGACAAGATAACCAATTAAATCTTTTATAGTGTCTGCCTTACTTTCGCTCACTTCCAGCGCCTCACTTTCCAACCTCTTTAGCTTGTCTGCTATCCGTGCTAGAATGCCGTTCTTCGCTGGGATCACTTCACCAAACACCTCCACATCATCAAAGGCACTATTACCGTAGTCCGCATTCTTGGAAAGCTGGAGTTCCTTTAGTTGGTCGTAGACCCTTGAAATCTGTTCGGCTCGTGTCATATACCAAAAGCGTTGTTTAATTCGTCAATCGTTTCGTGGTGCGGCCCGTTAACTATGTCTATCTTTAGCTTATTCTTCAGGTTCCAAGTGGCCCAAATGCTAAACAACAGAACAACGGTGAAAATAAAGATAGTCAAAAGCGTCTTAACACTAAAAGCGAAGCCATCTAGAACCTGGTCAATAGCATCTGTATGCTCAACCTTTATAGGCTCAAGTTCAGTAACCCTAGCTATCCTAACGCTTGTCATCCTATTTGGTGTTAATATGCATCATTGTGACCCCTATTGGATGTTAATGAACCTTTTGACCATCATAAAGCCCAGTTAATTCGGTTAACTCCCTCTTCAGTTTTATTCTGTCCTCATTCTCAAGGTAGTAGCTTTTTTTCTCAAAGTCAAGAACGAACGACCGAACCACTTCACGAGCGGTAGCCAACTCAGGAATACTCCATTTACCCGTTTTAAAGACTTGTGGGAGCGTTTCTATCTCTTCTAGTAGGATATCCCCACCCACCAAAGAAAGTCCCTTAGAGAAGCCCTGACGATTTCCTTCCATAAATCTATTGTCGTACTTAGATTGTCCCCAAATATTCAAAAGGTGGAATCTTAGAACGGGGTGAGTTGATCTAGCATAGTAATGCCCAGCGTCCATAATACCCTCCTTGAAGGCTGAACCATTACTTATACAAGGGTGACCTTGGTCAATTAACCGAACGGCTTTATTCACGTCCTTCTGAAGTTCCTCTAGCCAACGTGAATGTGTCCAAGTAGACTTCTTAGACATTACTCCACTTTGGAGATTTATGGCGCACTCCACGGAGCAAACCATTTGCTCTTTTTTGTTCTTCAGGAACATTGTCCCGCAACTCCAGCAAAGTGTTGAGCCGTGAGATTTCCTCATTTAACAAAGGTAACAACTTGGCTTTAACCCACTTCTCTTTAACCTCGTCAAGATTCCCCTTAATTATTCGTAGGTTCTCTAGTGACCTCTTTCGCTCCTTAAAGACCCGAAGTTTAAGCTTATCGTTCAGGTCAAAGATGGAAAGTTCTTGGTCGGTGAAAGCCTCTAACTCGTGCCCGTGTTTATCGGTGAAGGCTTTAGTGGCGTTTAAGATTAAATCGCGGTAAACCTCAGAAGGCTTCCTATCCGTATAATGGATGATTGTGGCATGATCCCTACCAATCAAAGAGGCTATTTCTCCAAGGGTTTTGTTGGTTAGTGCCCTAGCTATACTAGCATAAATTACACGCGTCTTAACTAGTGGCGTTGTTCTAGTGCTGGACATCACCTCACTAACGTCCGTTCCCATATAGTCACACGCAAAAAGGAGTACATCTCTAAGCTTCAGCATCCTCGAAAAGTTCAATGAATTTAGTAAAGGAGAAACGGCCTTCAACAACCCCAGCGTTACGCATCGCAAACCACACACCAGCAGCGGTGTAAAGCGGAAGCATAGAGGGGTAAAGGTTGACCTTGAGGGTTCGGATAACGTCTTTCTCAAACGTCACCCCGTGGCGTTCTAGTCTTTCAAATAGGTTTTTCATCTTAGTTCAAATTCTAGGTAAACAACGGGGCTATCATTGAAGTCCTCAATGTAAAGGACGGGATCGAAATCTTTCAACTCAGTACCTGGAGCGTCCTTAAAGTAGAAGTCTTCTATCTCTAGGGTAACATCATACTCATTGTCAATCCTATTAACGTGGTTCGTCCACCCGTCACTAAATGCCTCTTCGGTTTTGTATTCCGTTATGCTAACGGTAGCCTCTCCGCTAAATGAAAATCTGAACCCCTCTTTTGAGTTGGGTATTATTTCAACCTTGTAGTCTACTTCTACGGAGTTTACTTCTTGCATTTCGGTCAGCCCGTAAATGTCGTAAACGGTTATTCTTTGCTTCATTGTTTTTATTGTTTACAACAAAGCTAATGTAAATAATTGAATAAAAAAAAGGAGGCCGAAGCCTCCCTTAAACAAATAGAGAAAACTAATTAAGGAGCAACCCCAAGAGTGAGAGCACCAGTAACACGGAAAGACATTGATACGTTAACGGCTGAATCAATACTAGCAGTAATGTTCATAGCAGTAATGTAGCAAGTTCCTGAGATTTGGAAGTCCCCCGCAGTAGTACCACCATAAACAAAATCAAGGATAGTCCCAGACTTTTGGTCAGCCATCAGCGTGGTGAGGTTTGATCCGTCAGCCTCAAGGTGAAAGTCAGCGGAAAAGTCAGCGGAACGAGTTCCAGCTATACCCGTATAGTCCCCATTACCTTCGTAAGAAGTGGTGTCAATCTCGTTAGTAGTGATGTTCATTGCCGAACTAACCACCCCAGCGATTGCCGCATCCGTTCCAGGTGTTGCTGAGTCAGTTTGTACGCGGACGTAAAGCCCATCCATCTTAGCCATTTGCAGTCTTTTTGATTACCACAAATATAAAAGGGGGCCGAAGCCCCCCTATAAAGCACCCTTAACGGGATAGTCGATCGTACCCAGGTGCTTAGAACGGTAGTCCGTCTGAGGATTCGGGCGCATCCCCTTTGCTTTCGGAACCCATAAAGGTCAGTGTGTCAACGGCTAGGTTTAAATAACCCTTATCACCTTTCGCACTTACCCAAGGCTTTCCGCTTACGGCTACCTTAATTGACTTGACATCCTTAAAGAAGGGCCATAGCTTTTCTGCTCTTACCCCGTACATCGAACAAGAAACCCAAGCAGTTGAGTCCTTACCCGTCTTAACGGCTACTGAGAAAGACAAACGGCACGGCTTATCCCCAATCGCTTCCGTGAACTTGTGTGTTGCTGAGTTACCAGCACAATTCAGATTTAGCATCTTTTTATTTTTTTGCTAAGTTAACACTAGTCAAGACCTTCCGAGTCCCAACGCTTTACTTTTACTT